TAATGTGGTCATATCATCTTTATTGGGGATTCAATTTTGGATTTGAAATATATGAAGGTGAAATAGATGGAGATCCTGTTGATTACTTTTTAGTCAACATTGGTCCTTTAAGAATACAACGAGCGGAGTGGTCGTAATGGTAGCAAAGAAATATCAAAACCCAAAAGGTGGATTAAATGAAGCTGGACGTAAACATTTTGAAAGAAAAGATGGTGGAGATCTTAAACCACCACAAAAGTCTGGCACTGATGGTAGGCGTGTCAGTTTTGCTGCACGGTTTAGTGGGATGGATGGTCCTTTAAAAGATGACAAAGGAAGACCAACTCGATTAAAACTTGCATTACAAAAGTGGGGATTTAAAGATAAATCAGAAGCAAGAGCATTTGCTAACAAAAATAAAAAGGCATAATTATGGCTGAAATGTACATGCCACGTCATATGATGACATTATCAAAAGCTGAACAAAATATTGTTCAATATCATCATGACACCATTAAATCAGGCAAGGTTGGTAAAGACTCTGAAGGCAGACCAGTTACAGTATACTCTACTGGAATTATGATTCCTGAAGGACCTAATAAAGGTAAATTTGTTTCTGTTCCAGGATATATTAGAGATTTAGGAAAAGTTATTACAGATGAGGATCAGTTATATAGTATATGGAAAAAAGATATTGATGCTGGAAAATTTCCAATATATGACAGTTCTCAACAATTAAACAAAAGATCACAAGAGATACATACAATTATGGATCAAGAAGAAGGTGAAGCAAGAGGTTCTATGATAGATTCAAGATTCAATAAACGTAGTTTGTTAATAGGAACAGGAAAATAATATGGCAGAGATGATGAGATTAAGTGCAGAAGATGTATTAAAAAGACATGAGAAAGCACTTGTAAAAAAAGAAGACTTTAGAAACTTATACGAAGAATGCTATGAGTTTGCTCTGCCACAACGTAATTTATACGATGGTCATTATGAAGGTAAAGTCGGTGGCACGAAAAAAATGAATCGTGTATTTGATTCTACTGCAATCAATTCTACACAACGATTTGCTAACAGAATGCAATCAGGCATCTTCCCTCCTCAACGTAAATGGTGTCGATTAGAACCTGGTTCTGAAATTCCTCAAGAAAGAAAAGCAGAAGCTCAAGCTGCATTAGATCAATACTCAGAAAAAATGTTTGATACACTCAAACAATCTAACTTTGATATTGCTATTGGTGAATTTTTATTAGATCTTTGTGTGGGTACGGCAGTGATGATGGTTCAGCCGGGTGATGATCTTAGTCCTATTAACTTCATTCCTGTACCACAATACTTAGTATCTATTGAAGAAGGTGCTAATGGTCATGTAGATAATGTATATAGACGTATTCGCATGAAGGGTGAAGCAATACAAAGACAATGGCCCAATGCAAAAATACCAAAAGAATTAGCAGACAAGATTGAACAGAAACCAACAGAAGATTATGAGTTAATTGAAGCAACTATCTTTGATCAGAAGCGTGGTGATTATTGTTATCATGTGATTGAAAAAAATACAAAGAAAGAAATACTTTATACTCGTATGGATCGTAGCCCATGGATTGTATCTCGCTATGCAAAAGTTGCTGGCGAAGTATATGGTCGTGGTCCATTAATTACTGCATTACCTGATGTTAAAACATTAAACAAAACATTAGAGCTAGTATTAAAGAATGCATCATTAGCTATTAGTGGAGTTTATACTGCTGCAGATGATGGTGTATTAAATCCTAATACAGTAAAGATTATGCCTGGTGCTATTATTCCTGTTGCACGTAATGGTGGACCACAAGGTGAATCATTAAGACCATTACCAAGATCAGGTGACTTTAATGTATCACAGATTGTTATGAATGATTTACGTCAAAACATCAAACGTATCTTGCTTGATGAATCATTACCACCTGACAATATGTCTGCTAGATCTGCTACAGAAGTTGTAGAGCGTATGAAAGAATTATCACAAAACTTAGGTTCTGCATTTGGTCGATTGATTAATGAAACTATGATTCCACTAGTATCTAAAATATTAGAAGTAATGGATGACAGAGGGATTATTACTTTACCATTAAAAGTAAATGGTCTTGAAATTAAGATTGCACCTGTTGCTCCATTAGCAATGGCACAAAATATGGAAGATGTACAAAACTTATTGCAATACGCAACTATTGCACAACAAATGCCTAACCCAGCAATGTCTCTCAAAACAGAAGAAATGATGGATTACATTGCAGAGAAGTTAGGTGTGCCACAAAAAATTAGACCTACTCCAAGAGAACGAGCAATGTTACAACAACAACAACAACAAGCTATGCAACAACAAGCAATGATGCAGATGGCTGCAGAGAATCCTGAAGGCGTTGCTGAAGTTGCACAAGCTGCACAACAAGGATAATTATGGCTGGATGGGATGATTTAGAACAAGCCTTACCGCTTGACGTTAGAGATGTAAAACAACAAAGAGATGATACAGATAGATTAGTACTTAGAGTATTAGGTACTGAAGATGGACAAAAGCTAATGCAGTGGTTAAGACAAGCTGTATTAGAGCAACCTGTTGCCTTGCCGGGAAGCGACTCAAGCTATGCTTACTACCGTGAAGGGCAGAATAGTATAATTCGAGACTTAGAAGCAAGGGTAATTAGAGCAAGGAAATTATAATGGAAGAAGCAATCGAGCCTAGTGTTCAAGAGGAAACTCAAGAGTCCACTGGCTTACTCGATGGAGCAACTCCAGAAGTCGAAGAAGCTAGTGATGTAGATCCACAAAAAGTAGAAATAGATCATCGTGATCCAGCAGAGGTAGAAGCACAAGCTGATTACCAACCTGAAGGTGAAGATGATGAACCATTGGAGCGACCTGATTGGTGGCCCGAAAACTTTTGGAAAGGTGAAGAATCTGCACCTGATCTAGAAGGCATTGCAAAGTCATGGATGGATCTACGCAAGCAAATCTCACAAGGAAAACATAAAGTACCTGAAGATGGCAAATACGATACATCTGCATTTGGTCACATTCCTGAAGATGATCCTGTAAGACAACACGTTACTAATTGGGCAAAAGAGTATGGCATTAGTCAATCTGCTTTTGATGCATTAGTTGGTAATGTGGTTGAAATGCAAAATAATAACATGGAAGCATTTCAGCAAAACTTAGATGAAGAAAGAAAAGCACTTGGTCCAAATGCCGAAGCACGGATTAATGGCATGGTAAAATGGGCAAGTAGCTTGGTTAACAAAGGCGTATGGTCTAAAGATGATTTTGAAGAGTTTAAAATAATGGGTGGTACTGCAAAAGGTATTGCTGCATTAGAAAAACTAAGAGCTTCATATGAAGGACGTATTCCTATAGAAACAACACCAGTAGAAGGCGCACCATCTAAAGATGAGCTATATCAAATGGTAGCTGATCCTAGATATCAAACTGATCCTTCTTACCGTCAAAAAGTAGAAAGAGCGTTCGCTCAAAACTATTCGTAGTTTTATTGCAATTTGCCTTGTCTTGGTATAAAATCTGAGATAAGGCTTATTGCATCTATTCTGTATGCAACCCTTAACGCAAGTAACCTTGTCGTATGGCTATCGTAAATAGCAAGCACCGGCCCAGATTTCCTGGCATACCACAGCGATTAATTTATTTTTATTAATTACTATAAGGAGACAATAATGGCTATTGGATTATCTAATGCTTTTATTCAGCTCTTTGATGCCGAAGTTAAACAGGCGTACCAAGCTAAAGCTCAATTAGTTGGTGCTACTAGACAACGTAAAGGCGTTGAGGGCGAAGTTGTGAAATTTCCTAAAGTTGGTAAGGGCGCAGCTACACTTCGTGTGCCACAAACTGACGTAACACCATTAAATGTGGATTTTTCACAAGTTACAGCAACACTAGAAGATTGGAATGCTGCAGAGTATTCTGACATTTTTATGCAACAAAAAGTTAACTTTGACGAAAGACAAGAGTTAGTACAAGTTTTATCTAACGCTATCGGTCGTAGACAAGATCAGTTAATTATTGATGCATTAACAGCTTCAGGTACATCACTAACAGTTGCAAACTCAATTGGTGGTGCTAACACTAACTTAAACGTAGACAAACTACGTGAAGCTAAAAAATTGATGGATAAAGGCAACGTGCCTCCACAAGATCGTCACATGGTAATTCATGCTAACTCATTAGCATCATTATTAGGTGATCAAGAAGCAACATCAGTTGACTACAACTCAATCAAAGCTTTAGTTTCTGGTGAAATCAACACATACCTTGGTTTCAAATTCCATGTACTTGGTGACAGAACTGAAGGTGGTTTAGCTATTGATGGTTCTAACGATAGAACTATCTGGGCATTCCACAAAGATGCAGTTGGTTATGCTGAAGGTATCGCTCCTCGCACAGAAATTAACTATGTTCCTGAAAAAACTTCATTCTTAGTTAATACTATTCTTTCTGCTACTGCTGTAGCGATTGATGCAGAGGGTATTGTTCAACTCACATGTCGTGAAGCTTAATAAGGAGAATACAAATGGCTTTTAATAAAGACAATTTCCAAGCAGTTGGTGGACAGTCTAAGGCTGGTAACGCTCCTCAAATGTGGAGCTACTCTACTACTGATTTAGCAACAGAAGTTCGTGCTTCTGGATATTTTAACACTGTATCTTCAATTGTTAAAAAAGGTGATTTAATCTACTGCCACGGTGATACTGATGGCACTGCATTTTATACACTTTATCCAGTTGTTTCTAACGCTTCTGGTGTTGTTGACGTAAGTGACGGTACAGCATTAAGCACTACTGACACTGACTAATGTAGTAACTGCAATATGACGGGGGTGTATGCCTCCGTCTATTTGCACATATAAAGGAAAACAGATGGCTACAGGTGATACCGATATTAAAATATGTTCTGATGCATTATTGATGCTTGGAGCAAATCCTATATCTTCATTTACAGAAGGTACTGATGAATCTAATATTTGTGATCGCATTTATCCTGATGTTAAAATCAAAACACTAGCTAGTTATCCATGGACATTTTCATTTAAGAAAGTGCAATTAGCTAGATTAATTACAACTCCTACAAACGAATACAAATATGAATACCAACTACCATCTGACATGATTGGTAGACCTCGTGCATTGTATGATAGTGATAGTACTAATGTTTCACCTAGACGTGAATATCGCATTCAAGGTGATAAGGTTTTAACTAATTACAAAGAAGTATATGTTGATTATCAATATAATGTACCTGAATACGCATTACCACATTTTTTTGTTCAGTTATTAAAATATGAAATGGCTTGGCACTTAGCAATGCCTATTACTGATCAAACTGACAAAACAGAATATTGGAGAACTATTGCTGAAGGTACTCCGGGTGAAAATGGTCGAGGTGGTTATATGCGACAAGCTATGAATATTGACGGTCAAGGAAACCCAACAAATTCATTACAAGATTTTTCATTAATTGATGTGAGATACTAATGTCACGGTTTGTTAATTTACAAACTAACTTTACTAGTGGTGAATTAGATCCATTAGTCAGATCCCGTACTGACATACAATCTTATGCAAATGGCTTAGAACGTGCTAAGAATGTTATTTGTCAACCACAAGGTGGAGTTACAAGAAGACCTGGTACTAAATTTATTACAGAACTAGGTGGTAGTCCTGAAAATGGTGTACGACTTGTACACTTTGAATTCTCAGTTGATGACAGTTACATGCTTGCGTTTACAAATAATCGTATGTATGTATTTAAAGATAAAGTTTTAATTACCAACATCAACGGCTCAGGTAATGATTATTTAACTACAACGATTGCAAGCGCACAGTTAGATACAATGTGTTATACACAGTCAGCTGATACACTCATTGTTGTACATGAAGATATTCAACCTAAAAAAATTGTTCGTGGTGCAAGTGATTCATCTTGGACTATATCCAATATAGCTTTTGATTCTATACCTCAACATGCATTTACATTATCTACATCAAACCCAGCAGCAAACATTACTCCAAGTGATGTATCAGGAAAAGTCACCATCACAGCATCAGCTGGTGTCTTTAATTCAGGACACGTGGGACAATACATTAATGCAGAACCACAAGGTCGAGCAAAGATTATTCAATACAATAGTTCTACATCAGTTAATGTAGTAACTGAATTTCCATTTTTTAATACATCTGCAATTAGCTCAGGTAATTGGGAACTAGA